GACGTACTTTCTAGGATTGTCTTTATCAGCATCGTCCTTTCTTATGTTAAATCCACCTTCAATGATATAGCATTCTTTTTGATTGAATACTACAGTTGCACCAGATAGTTCTCTATCGACAATCAATTCAACAGCATCAATTGGATTCTTTTCTAACAATGCGTCTCTGATTGTCTTGCCATCTGGCGACATATATCCATCAGGCCGATTGCCTCTTAATTTCCTTGGATTAATCTTATCACCTTCTTTTTCATCATCCTTTACAGATAACGCAGAAGATAAGATACATAAACCATATTCGTTTAGACCTTCAGTGTATCGTGTAAGTTCGTCGTCAATGTATAAACGCTGCGTTCCCTTGCGATTAGACTGTATGATATTGATTGTCGGTAAGTAGTTTCTGTCTCGGTTTTTAGCACCTACCCAGCCTATATCATCGAAGTATTTGATAGCAATGACACACATACATTTATTAAATTTAATGTGTATTTATATATATACCCGTTCGTATATCATTTAAGATTGACATCTGATCGGGTGTCTACTCTTTTGACATTCCCAATTGAATATTTTGGTTGTAAATCCCATTGTGCTTTGTCTCTATGTGAAATAATTTTAATCAGTCGAAGATCTGTTTGTGGTTGAGCGGCCGCCTCGTTTACGATGTTAAGAAGTCCCCAATCCGAGAGAAGTGTTGTGATCGTGTTTCGTCGTTCGATGTCGTTCTCGGTGAGACTTGCGTTCTTTCCATCCAAAAGAAAAAGTTCCTTGAAATGTACGATGAAATATCTTCCCTGTTTATGAAGAATATGACAGCTCTGAAAAAGAGTGTTAGGTAACTTCTTGGAAGAAACTCCAATCCGAGTAAGAGTTTCCTTTATCTTCAGAAAATCATCAGGTTCGTTCAGAGTCACTTCCAACATATCTGTTGGTGTCCAATCATCTATAAAATTATTCATAGAGATATTTATAATATACTCACCTTTGAAAACCTCCGGTATCCATTGATTTACGTAATTTGACTAGTTCTTCGTCAGAAAAAAGAGGATAAACCGATTCTGCCTTAGAACGTGAGTAATTATACTTACGTTGAATCAACTTTACATCATCTTCGGCACTTCTCTTCTTTGCCCACTTGGAGAATCGCTTTCTTGGATTGACTGCATTACGGAGAAAGTCATACTGCATACGATGCGGAAGATTCGACAAACGATTCATCTCATTTGCAAAGAGAACTGTATCGGAGAAATAGGAGAAACCACGATTGATGATAAACGGAACATAGCTCTTATCCGGTGAAGAAGGATCGTTTGGATCAGTAGACGAATCCGCCTTACAATCTTTAAGAAGATTCTTACCACGACGACCTTCGTTGATCGAATTGATGAAAGTAAATGGTGTTAGTTTGTCGGCCATACCTTTTCAAACCCATAGTGAACGAACATCATTACGATTGAGATGAAGATTCCAAAGACAGTGACATGCCAATCTCCAAACCAGATTCTTCCCATCAATGTACAAAGAAGTACCGAAAGAACTCTCCATGTGACAACTTTTATCGTTACTTCCATTGTGAAGACGCCATGATTTCGGTAAGACACGCAACCGTATTGATCTCTTGGTCTGCAACAAACGCGGCACGATACTGATACTCCCCAAGAGTCATAATGACACTTGGAATCGATTGTGGTTGTGCAAACTCGTAAAGAGTATCATAAATCTTTCGAAACACAACCGAAGAGTCCACATCGATGTTGTTTGTGACCCAACTACGCATCTTTTTGAAGTCCTTTGTTTTGAGATAACTTACGAGTTCGGCGACATTTTGATCGGACATTCCAATCAGAACATCGGCTGTGATTTCACCAGAAGAACTGTAACGTTGACACTCATTAAGAACTCTTCGCCAATCCGGAGCGAAACGCATAATCAAATCGACAAGAATCTTATTATTGAACTTGACGTTTTCGGCATCAAGGATCAACTGCAATCTTTTCATAAAACCTGCTGATAGTTCGGCAAGTTGTTTCTTATTTGTGTTGAACTCCACAACCGTACACCGAGAATGAAGAGGTTCGATAATACGATTCTTAAAGTTACACGTAAGAATGAATCGACAATTGTTACTGAACTCCTCGATGAAACCACGAAGAGCGGGTTGCGTTGACTGAGCATTGAGATAATCCGCCTCGTCAAGAATCACAACCTTATAGTCATTACCCATCAATGATACCGAAGAAGCGAATTGTCGAATCTTCGAACGAAGAACATCAATACCAGATTCCTCGGAAGAGTTGATAAGAAGATACTCAAGATTCAACTCATTACAGAGAGCTAGAGCGACTGTGGTTTTACCAAGACCGGCAGTACCGGTCAGAAGCATATTATGCATTTTACCCGAGTCAACGATCTTTTGAAAGACTCGCTTGTGAGAATCGGGAAGGATGCATTCCTTGATTGTTTTTGGTCTGTATTTTTCAACCCAGAGAAATTCATTTTTCATAATATAGTTATAACACAATTAGTGTTGAATGTGAAGGAAATTATTTTGTTTTTCGCATTTCATTCAAAACCTCTTTGGCTGCGATAACACCACCAGTTTCGTCTCGTATTTTCTCGATGGTTTTTTCCAACTCATGTGCGTTTTCTTCAAGATAAAATTTTATCTTTTCCAGCGTCTTAATTGCTGCTTGTAAATTATCATCGACATTTTCGATGCATTGTAATGCTTTAGTTTCTGGTTTCATAATATAGTTATAACACAATTAGTGTTGAATGTAAAGTAAATAAATTTATCCAATTAAATGTTTAAGTATTCCTCCAACCAATATGACACTAATGACACCATTCAAAAGAATGAGCGCTCTATCGTTCCATTTCAATCCAACGTAAAGCCATCCGAACAATCCAACGATACTAAACAACATATCATAGAGATGAAGAGATGGACCGGCGGCACGTAGAGATGTTGCAATGAGAATGCATACACATGCTGCCCACTTTACGTACCATGTAGTATCCTTATAAGGAGTGACCTTTTTTATTATTTGTTCTTCCATAATTTAATTCAGTTAGAAATTGGCTGGAAAGGTAGGAGTCGAACCTACACTCGAAGGATTAACAGTCCTCTGCTTTACCATTAAGCTACTTTCCAGTGGAGCCACCTGTCAGACTCGAACTGACGACCCATTGATTACAAATCAATTGCTCTACCAACTGAGCTAAGGTGGCAAAGAGGGAGATTATTCTCCCTCAGTATTTTCGACGGCAGGTTCTTCAGTCGGTGCCTCTTCGGCAGCCGCTGCTTCACCTTCTCCATCTTGCTTTGGAGCGTAAAAAGATAAGAATGCCTCAACCTTATCACGGACATTACCAACGGAACTTAGTTCCTTACCTTCGAACGCTCCTCGACGAGATGCCACATCGATAATTCGGATGATAGCCGAAAAATCATTTAGTGTAATCTCGGGTTTGTTTTCAGTTTGTTCACTCATAGTTTTATTTTTCTTTTTTGGTGGTCTATTTGGCATAAGTAGAGTTCTTCTCCAAAGCGATCCAATACTTAACTTTGTTATTTATTCCTTCCCATTGAGAGATCAATTTAGAAGAGATTGACAAACGATAGTCGTCGGGCAACATCTTCAGGTTCTCAATCAGAAATTGAAAATCGAACTTTTCAGATGACACCAATCCAAACAACTTGATCTTGTAGACATTTGCAGTTGGATTGGATGGATCAAACACCTTACATTCGATTGGTGAATTGTTTCCTTCACTTGTGACCGAAAGAACCGGAGCATTCAATACAGCACTCGCCTTACGGATATTCGAGATTACTTCCGCAGTCAATGATACAGTTACATCGGTAGATGGAAGACCCACTTCTCTTTCGGGTGAAGTGAGAATGTTTGGATCGGAGAATCGATAGACGAGACTCGAATCCCCAGATGAGATAGTGACGGATTCAGTCGTAAATTCCAAACTTGGATTCTCAATCAAAGAGTAAGCTCCAAGGAATTCGTTGAGATCGTAAATCCCAAAGGATTGATCAAAAGACTCTTCGACCTCGGCAGAAGACATGATGTTCTTCTTATCAGAGATCGTGAGAATCTTGTTACCTTCTTTGACTACAAGATTACCATTGATGGTAGAGTAGTTCTTCAAAAGAGATAGTGTTTTATTTGATAATTTCATGTTATGACTCTATACTATTTTCAGTGTTTTGTAAAGAATAAAATTCAAGTAAATACATTATGCAACAAATAGCATGAGCATAATGGTGTTTTCCACTTTCGAGATCATGTGTTTCGCCTCGCATGACTGCCCAAAGGTGTCTTTGAGCAGCTGCGAAGTATCGATCTTCAAGGTTGTCAAGTTTCTTCCAATTGTGACGATCATACTTTTCCGCTCCAAAGGTAAGAACCTTTACCACATCTTCCAAAGCATACGGCGGAAGTAGAGAGTAATCCGGTTTTTCTTTATCGTATTTGACTCCTTCTTTCACTTTTTCTTGATAGGTTTTCAGTTGTTCTTCGTAGAGAGTATCATCCTCTAACTCTCTACGAGATGCCGCGTATTTTAGTTTTGTTTCCATTAGAAGGGACAAGTAAAGTCTCCTTTCTCGTTAGTTTCAATCAACTCTTCCATTGTATCAGTTGAGCCACTGACTATCTCACCATTTTCATCAAGAGTCGATTCATCGATCTTGGTGTAGAGATCAAGGAATGCTTCCCGAGTCTCCTCTTCGAATCGACTCACGCACATCTTGATGGAACCCAGACGATCTTCGAAGATCGAGTAGGCCTTGATAATGTGGCAGAGTCGGCGAGTCGAAACGACATCATCAACACCTTCGGCTTCAAAAGTCTTTCGAATCACATTTGACCAAGCGACCAACTTCTCGATAAACTCGTCGTCATCGACATCGTGACTCTTGGCATTAGCGAGAAGAATCTTTTTCTCGATGGCATAGGAAGGATATTCCTGATCGACAACCGCAACGAATCTTTCAAGAAACGCATCGTCGATGATCGAAGCCGCAGTATAACGACCCTCATCTGATCCGCGACCTTTGGTGTTTGCAGTGGCAATCACGTTGAATCCGGCAGCGGGAGTGATCACTTGACCAGTCTTTTTCAGAAGAATGGGCTTTCCTTCAAGAACTCCCTGAAGACACATGATCTTATTTGTGGCACGATCAATCTCATCGATGAGAAGAATACAACCACGTTCCATTGCCTTGACAACCGGACCTTTCTGAAAGACGGTCTCACCGTTGATCAATCGAAAACCACCGATCAAATCATCCTCATCAGTCTCAGGTGAAATCTGAACACGAACGTATTCTCTCTTGAGGACCGCACAGGCTTGTTCGACCATCATGGTCTTACCGTTACCGGACATACCAGCAACATAAGTCGGAAAGAAGAGTTTTGACTCAATGATCTTTTTGATCTTGGAAAACTCACCCCACTTGATGAATGTATCGTCCTTTGTCGGTACATAAACCTCATCATCGGAAACCGAAGACACCGACCGAAGATTGATCGGAGTTGACTCCCTGAAATTCATAACGGGCTCCGGAGCGGGAGTCGAAACGACTGGAGCAGGAGTCGGAGCAGCAACTTTTGGTGTTGACTTCGAATTAACAGGATGAAAATGATACACTCCACGACCAACCTTTTCGAGTCGCGATTCATCAGAGCGAAGGAGGTGATTGACTCCATACTTACCAATTTTACCCGACTCGATTAAAGGAGCAGCAGACTCATTAATCTCTTTGGTAGTTAGTGATACAGGATTTTCTCCATCCCAAGGATTTACTCCTCGCGATTCCAAGAGAAAATCGATAATTTCAGTTTTAGTCATCATAATATAGGTATATCTTAGTTAAATTCGTTCAAAAGTCAATAGTAAAGGTTGTTAATTATTTGTAAAAGGTTCCCATCCCGAAGGACGAGAACCGATAAGGAAAGTTGGATCGTCGGTGGTTTTGATCGTTACTTTCGCAGACCATTCCTCACCAACTTCCATTTGAGTGGGAGCTGAAACCCAGAGTTTTCTTCCGTAACCAATATCAAGAAGAACCTTTAACTGTTGACTCGAATACCAACCAAATCCACAATCTTTCCACTTAAGAGAGATAACCTTTCCGGAAACGACCTTTCGATCTTTATCTCGCAGTTTATCGGCCTCGGGAATATTATCGAGTTGTTCACGTTCTCGTTTCTTTTCTTCAAGTTTTTCATACGCTGACTTTGGTAGATTTCGAGCAAACTCGGATTGTTTCGCCGAGGCAAACTTCTGCCATTTCTCATAAGAACGGAGAAGATCAATCGCAGTGTTTCGCGACCAATTATCGATCCCCTCGGTTTTGACCATTCGAATCAAACCGGAGAGGATTTCTTTATCACCATTTTTCATACGAGTATTGTAGGAGAAGAAGGATCGATTGTCAACACTAATGAGTGTAAATAATTTGTAAAAGTTAGGCGATCAACTCGGCGAACTTTGTCAAAATCACTCGGGATTTTTTGCTCTCGGAGTGAACCTTGGCGAACTCCTTGGCAAGTCTGGCCTGAGCTTTGCGATCACCGGCGATGTCTTTTTCTGAGAAATTGACATCATTAAGATCACGAATCTCAAGATTGTGAGGCAGAATCATCAGAGAATCATATCCACCAACATTTGAAAGATTCACAAACTTGTTCTTGACGTATTCCTTTCGAAACTTCTCGGAAGAATTACCGGCAAGAGATATCTTTCTCTTTCCTTGTTTCAGACTCGAAGGAAGATACATTCCAATTACCGTTGCCTTTTTACGAAGAAGAGCAAGGAGTGTTTCCTGTTGAGGATCAGATGACGTATAGTAGTTTCGATCACCATAGTAGTGACGGCCTCTAGGGTGAAGATTGATCTTCTTTCCCTCGAAGGAAGTGATGCCGCTTGTCCTTTTCTTCGAATGAGATTTTTGAGAATCTCCATCGGTGAGAATGATCACAT